CTGGGGGGGGGGGGACATCTGGACTCCTCAAACAGGGCCAGAATCATCGAAAGAACGGTCAACCCATCCAAATCAGATTGGTGGATCAAGTGAACAATCCAAGACTTTGGCCCACACCGGTTTCTCGGATGCACAAAGACAGGGGATACCCATCGGAGTACGGCAGGAACGAGATACCCCTAGCGGCACAGGTTGGTGGGCCACTGAACCCCGAGTGGGTCGAGTGGCTAATGGGGTGGCCGCCAGGGTGGACAGACTTAAAGCCATTGGAAATGGACAAGTCCCACTATGTGCAGCAACAGCATGGAGAATCCTAAGTGAATCATGAACACAGACAAATCGCCAATTCAATCCTTGACCGATTTAAAGACGGTGAAGAATTTAGCCAATCTGCCATTGACCAAGCGCTTAGAGATACAGGAGACATTACGCCAAACGGAGGCGAGGTACTGGATCAAACGGTTCAGGAAGAAAGCCAAGGAGGAGGGCAAAGCAGAAGCATGGGCATGGTGGCAGAGAACCTTATCCGACTTAGTGAAAAAGCGTGGACAACCCGCCGTTGAAGACCTACAAAAGAGGATGAATGATGAGAGCAGCAAAAATTGATGCAAACCAAGACCAAATTGTTACGGCGTTACGGGCGGCTGGCGCTACGGTTCAGTCTTTGGCTAATGTTGGCAAGGGTGTTCCTGATCTGCTGGTGGGCTATAAAGGCCAGACCCTGCTTATGGAAATTAAAGATGGCAATAAAAGCCCGTCTGCGCGACTTTTGACGGAAGACCAGCTACGATGGCATCACAACTGGTTTGGGGGCGCATTGGCGGTTGTAGACAGCCCTGATGCGGCATTACGAATGATTGGGGTGATTAAATGAAGCCAGAAGAAGCCACACAAGCCATCAGGGACAAAGCGCCACTGTACGGAGACGCAAAGGGACAAAGGGTTTATCTTGAGGAATTTCGCAAATCTAAGAAAGCCATGCTGATGCGGGATGCCCTGCTTAACGGGATTGATGCCGCCAGCCACCAAGAACGTGAAGCCTATTCAAGCCCTGAATATCAGAAACTGATCCAAGGGTTAGCCGCTGCGGTGGAAAAAGAAGAAACATTGCGTTGGGAGTTGGAAAGCTACCGCCTTGAAGTCGAAATTTGGCGCACACGCGAAGCCACTAACAGGATGCAAGACAGGTCGCATCAATGAAATGCCCAGAATGCGGCACATGGACAATCGTCAAAGAAACCAGAACCAGCACAGGAAACAGCCGCCGCCGCAGGCTGGAATGCGCTAACGAACACCGATTTACAACCTTGGAGACAATAATTGTTTCAAAAACACGAATACATCAGGTCAAAAAAACTCCTAAAACTGGTAGCGGGACTTGATTGCCAAGCCTGCGGGTCAGGCCAGATGGTGCAGGCTGCACACACAAATTGGGGCGGTGGCAAGGGCAGAGGGATCAAAGCTGATGACAATCTGGTGGCGGCGTTGTGCCTGAAATGCCATTTTGAAGTTGACCAAGGCAAAGACCTAACCAAAGATGAACGCCAATTGATGTGGTATTTAGCGCATACCCTTACGGTGGCAAAACTTTGCGAGCAGGGGTTATGGCCTGCTGATGTTCCTGTGCCTACAATGGCAACGCAGTTGTCTTAGGGGGGGGTGTTGCATCCCCCCTTTTTTTGATATAGTGGCAATATGAATGATGAAGTCGCCGAATTCGTAGCGCACCTGTTGCACAGTTCAACGGTGACGCATTTCATGCACTGGTCAACAACCAGCTATGCAAAACACGTTGCATTAGGGGAATACTATGCCCAAATTATTGACTTGGTTGACGAATTTGCCGAAGCGTATATGGGCAAATATGATCAACTTAAAAAATTTCCTGATGAGTTTCACGCAGAAAAAGACCCCGTGAAGTATTTGGAAAACATGAAAGATTTTGTGGAAGAATCCCGCAAGGAACTGCCACAGGATAGCGAATTGCAAAATTTGGTAGATGAAATCGCCGACTTGATCAATTCAACCCTTTACAAACTGCGTTTTCTTGACTAAGGAAAAATCATGGCACAACTGATGAAAAACGAACCCAAGGGCTATGGCACAAAAGCCACAATGTCTGGCAACCCAGCCGCATCTGACAAAACAGGTGAAAAAGGCAGCGCCAAAAAGGGCATTCCAGCCGCCAAAACCAACATGACAGGCCCAGACAAGGCATTTGACGGTGGACGTTCTAGCGGCGTTTGCTACACACACGACCGCAAATGTAGCCAGTGATGGCAAGCTGCGCCAGTTGTAAATTCTTTCTGAATGCCCAGATTATGGGCAGTTGTCGCCGTTATCCGCAAACGATTAACAGGCACATGAACGATTGGTGTGGTGAACATTTTGCGGTGCAACAAGCTGAACCAGTAATGGTGAAATTGCCTGTGTACGACATTCAAACCGATACGGTGGTTGAACCGCCGTTGAAGAAAAAGCCCGGAAGAAAGCCTAAATATGATCAAACCCCTGCGTGACCGTGTAGTTGTTCGCCCCAATGTTCGCAAGTTGTCCGACATTATTTATGTCAACAACAAAGAAGCATTCAATGAGGGAACTGTCGTGGCGGTCGGGCCAGCGGTGGATCAGACACAGGTGGGCGACTTTATCAAGTATGGAAACGGGGATTATCTGAATTGGCCTGTCCACAACATTGACGGGCAAGATTATCAGATCATTCAAGAAGCAGACATTTGTGCAGTAGTGGAGGCGTAATGGCAAAAACTGGACTTTATGCAAATATTCATGCGAAACAAGAACGCATCGAAAAACAAAAAGCTGCGGGTAAAACGCCTGAACGTATGAGAAAGCCCGGCGACAAGGGCGCACCCACCGCAGCCGCATTCAAGCAATCTGCCAAGACTGCCAAAAAATGAAGAAGCACGACAAGCCCATTCCACATAAGACCACGGGTAAGGGTAAAACCTACAACCCAACTGAAAAGGGCGCTGGGATGACCGCAAAAGGTCGTGCTGAATACAACGCAAAGAACAATTCAAATCTGAAACCGCCTGCCCCCAACCCCAAGACTAAAGCAGATGCTGGTCGAAAAGCCAGTTTCTGTGCAAGAATGGAGGGGGTGGTAAAGCACTCGAAAGGCCCAGCGGAACGGGCAAAGGCCAGTCTAAAAAACTGGAATTGTTAAATCCCTTTTGGAAAAAATAAAGGAAATATCATGGCAAATTCAATTGCAACAGGCGTAGCTTACGCAGACCCAGCTTTTACCTCAGTTCAAGTTGGTACATCCTCAGTACCCATTAGCATTTCATCTGCTGGCGTACTCAATGGCGCTTATGCGTCTACTACCGCAAGCAGCGGCGACACCCGTTTGTCTTATGACAAGCTGACGTTTACCAGCACTGGTAGTGGCGAGACTTACCGAGCATTTTCGGTGGTCACAGGCGCTGGCGCTGCGGCGGCGGGTACTATCAACGGCGCACACATCAGCACATCCATCAATGGATCAGGCACGATTTCGGGTGCGGCAAATGCAATTCGTGCAACCATTGGCGGTTCGTCAACAAACCCAGGCGGTACATTGGCGGCATTGCAGTTGGACTCTGATTTTGCAACTGGCGGCACATGGTCAAACGCATCATTCTTGCGTGTAACCAATTCGGGCACAGGCGAAGTCGGTAACTTTGCGGCAATGCCAGCGGTTAGCGCAACAGGCGTGTTTAGAGCTAAAGTCGGTTCACCAGTGGTTACCCATACCATTCCAGTGACCAGCGGCGGCACTACCTACTACGTCATGGTCAGTACGGTTGCTTAAATGTTGAAACATCCCGACATTGATGTGCAAGCCTTAGTCGAGATGCTAGAGGGGCAGCGTGATAATGCAATGGTGCAAGCCGCTGCCCTCTTTAGGGAAAACACCGAGCTAAAGCAAAAGTTAGAAGAATATGACAACAGATCAAATCAAAGCGAGGATTGAAATTTTGACTGCCCAAGCCAAACAATTGGAATTAAGCCTCCATGCGATTGGCGGGGCAATTCAAGACTGCCAATATTGGCTAAACCAATTGGAGAGCAAAGATGCCGCTGATCAAGTCAATGACACCCAAGGCGCTGAAGCAGAACATCAAGGCTGAAATAGAAGCTGGCAAGCCTGTTAAGCAGGCTGTTGCCATTGGCTATTCGGTTAAGCGTGAAGCTGAAAAGGCTAAAAAGCCAAAGAAGAAGTAAATGCCAACCCTTGCGGACATATATAGCGCAATTGACACTGCCAAGCGCAAAGCATCGGATTTTGTACAGAATCCCGGCACTAGCTTGCAGCAGATGGTTGGTAATGCAAATGACCGCGCAAGGGTTTACAACCAACAATTAAGTTTGGCGGCGCAGGGAACAGGTGCGCCAGCTAGGGGAATGCAACCCACGCCAGAACAAATGGCGGCTGATAAATATGTGACGCAAACAATAGCTGATGCCTACAACCCTGTGGGCATGACTGTGTTTCATGGGTCACCTCATTTATTTGCAAAGTTTGATGCCTCAAAAATTGGCACTGGAACTGGGCAACAAGTTTATGGCAAAGGGTTTTATCTTGCTGAATCACCGGCCACAGCAAACGAATACAAAATTAATTTATCTGGGTATTCTTCTGGCGCTAAATCAGCTTTACGCCAAAACAACAACAATTTTGATGAAGCCATTGCCGCGCAAAATCAAAAATTACAGCATTACAAGGATTTAATTGCTTCAGGTGGTGGTGGCGACATTAATAGAGCAAACAGTTTTCTTCAATTGACAGAAAAAAATATCCAAGACTTGCAAACAATGAAGCAGGGTGTTGCTGAAAACAAAGGCGGCTTCTATAAAGTAGATTTGCCTGACACCCATGTAAGAAGAATGTTGGATTTTGATGCGCCATTGAAAAACCAGCCTAAACCAATCCGCAACCTTGCCAAATCATTGGGTATGGATATGAATGATCTTGGTGGCGATTTAATTGTAAAAATTGGCAAAGGTGATGAGGGCAAGAAGATTTTGCAAGATGCTGGCATCCCCGGCGTTAAGTACTACAATGAAATGAAAGGTGGCCCTGCACAATGGAAACGCAATTTTGTTGTGTTTGACCCAAAGCACCTTACCATTCTTGAACGTAACAGCCAGCCAATCAAATGACCGATACCGTACCCGTCCTAGAAAAGCGCCCAGTAGGTCGCCCAACCCTATATGACCCCGCATATTGCGAGACAGTCAGGGAACTAGGACGCATTGGCAAATCCATTGAACAAATCTGCTATCAATTAAACATAAGTATTAGAACCATTTACTTATGGAAAGACACGCATGAAGAATTTATGCAAGCCTTGGAAGATGCAAAGACATTTGAGCAGGCATGGTGGGAAGAACAAGCCGCTGCTTACATGGTGGAGAACAAAGAAAGTGACCGACTGAACGCCACGCTATGGTCAAGGTCAATGGCTGCAAGGTTTCCAAAGAAGTACAGGGAAAGCACAAAGCAAGAGATTACAGGTGCAGACGGTGCGCCATTGCTTACAGGTATTCAGGTGACATTTGTGAAGCCCAATGAGTGATGTATCAAGCGCCATTGCCAATGCTGAATTCCCGATCAAGCTGCAAGGCTTGTTCAAGCCATCACGCTATAAGGTAGCCTACGGCGGCAGGGGTGGGGCTAAGTCTTGGGGGATAGCTAGGGCGCTACTGATTAAAGGCGCTAAAGAGCCGCTACGCATACTTTGTGCGCGGGAATTCCAGACCAGTATTAGGGATTCAGTACACAAGCTATTGTGTGACCAGATTGAAACCCTTGGATTGCTGGGTTTCTATGAAATCACCCAAAACAGCATCAGGGGCAAGAACGGCACAGAGTTCGCCTTTGCTGGCCTCAAGAACAACATTGCCAACATCAAATCCTATGAGGGTGTAGACATTTGCTGGGTGGAAGAAGCGCAGACCACCAGCCGCCTTAGTTGGAATGTGTTGATCCCTACCATCCGAAAGCAGGGCAGCGAGATATGGATTTCGTTCAATCCTGAGTTGGAGACAGACGAAACCTATCAACGGTTTGTGATTAACCCGCCTGATGATTGCATCCAAATTAAGATCAACTGGTCGGACAACCCTTGGTTTCCTGAAACGCTGAAGCTGGAAAAGGACGCACTAAAAAACCGTGACCAAGAAGCCTATAACCAAGTTTGGGAGGGTTTATGCCGCCAATCAGTCGATGGGGCTATCTTTGCCAAGGAACTTCAGCAAGCAGAAATTGAGGGCAGGCTAACCCGTGTGGCCTATGACGCAACAAAGCCCGTCCACGCCATCTTTGACCTTGGCTGGTCTGATAGCACATCAATCTGGTTCTTGCAGTTTGTGGGCATGGAAACCCGTTTGATTCGGTATATTGAGGATAGCCAGAAAACCATGACGCATTACTTGGCGACCATGCAAACATTTGGTTATGTGTACGACACGGTTTGGTTGCCCCATGACGCTGAGAACCAGACACTGGCAGCGGCTGGGCGGTCGATCAATGACATTGTGAGGGCGGCAGGGTATAAGACCCAGATTCTGCCCAAAGTGCCTATTCTGGATTCAATCAACGCTGCCAGAACAATATTCCCAAGCTGTTGGTTCGACCGTGAACACGCCGCAGAGGGCATTAACTGCCTGCGCCACTATCGTTATGAAGTTGATCCAGACACAGGGCAATTCAGCCGCAACCCATTACACGACCACTATTCGCACGGGGCAGACGCATTCCGCTACATTGCCCTGATGATCAAAGACACACCAAAACGCAAGCCAAAGGCACAAGTTGCAATGGCTGGCAGTTGGATGGGATAATTCCCAAAAGGGGCAAATATGGCATACCAAGACGCATCAGGCAAAGATAAAAGAATCAACAAAGCCATAGAGTTTTGGCGGTTGGTCAATGACGCAGACTCCACCAATCGCGCCGAAGCATTGCAAGACATTAAGTTTGCTGCTGGCGACCAATGGCCTGTTGAAATTCAGAACAGCAGAAACGTGGAAGCACGACCTTGCCTGACCATCAACAAGATTGATGCCTATGTGCGACAGGTGACCAACCAGCAGCGGATGCAACGCCCACGCATCAAAGTTCACCCTGTAAATAACTTAGCTGATTACAAGATTGCCCAAGTCATTGAGGGCATGACTCGCCACATCGAAGTCAATTCCAACGCTGACACCGCCTACGATACCGCCTTTGACTACGCTGTGCGGATGGGTTGGGGTTACTGGCGCATTAATACCCGCTATGTCAGCGAAGATTCATTCGACCAAGAAATTTACATTGACACGATTGACAACCCGTTTACCGTGTACTTTGACCCCAATTCAATCCTGCCTGATGGGTCAGACGCTGAACGTTGCCTGATCACCACAGTGTTGGATAAAAAGGTTTTCAAGGATTACTACCCTGACGCTGATGACGGTGCTAACTTCACCCAGCGTTCTACGGGGGATGACACTGCAAGCTGGATCACCAAAGAGGATATTCGCATTGCCGAATTCTTTTATGTTGAACGTGAACGGGCCAAGCTGTATTTGCTGAGTGATGGCACACGCCAATTTGCTGACTCTGACCGATTCTTTGAACGGGTTGAAGCTGCGGGTTTGACCGTGGTTGATGAACGCGACAGTTTCCGCAAGGCAGTTAAATGGGTCAAGATGACTGCCTTGGAAGTCTTGGAAGAAAAAACATGGGCTGGCAAATACATCCCTGTTGTTCCTTGCTATGGCGCACAGGTCATCGTTGATGACAAACGCAAAAAGTACGGTCTGGTCAGGTTTGCCAAAGACCCACAGCGTATGTATAACTTCTGGCGCACCAGTATGACCGAATCGGTTGCCCTTGCACCAAAAGCCAAATGGTTGCTGGCAGAGGGTCAGGATGAGGGACACGAAAACGAATGGGCGCTGGCTAACATTAAATCTAGCCCCGTCCTACGGTACAAGCAAAAAGACATTGAGGGCGTACCAGCCCCAGTGCCGATTAGACTGCAACCAGAACCACCGCCCCAAGGCATCATGGAAGCCGCTGGCGCTATTTCCGCAGACTTGCAGATGGTGCTGGGCATCCTTGATCCCAACCAATTACCTAGTGGCAACATTTCAGGCAAAGCCTTGCAAGGTCAGCAAAACCAAACTGATCTGAGCAATTTTCATTTTTACGACAACATGACCCGATCAATCAGGCATACAGGCAAAATCCTGTTGGACTTGATCCCGCACATCTACGATACCCAACGGGTAATGCGGATCATTGGTTCAGACGGTCAGCCAGACATGACCACCATCAACGAAAAGAACGAAGTTGGTGAAATGCTGAATGATGTGACTGTGGGCGAATATGATGTGGTGATGGACACAGGGCCGGGCTTCCAGACCAAGCGCCAGCAAGCAGTCGAAGCTATGATGCCGCTGCTTACAGGCAATGAGCAGTTGTTCAATATTGCGGGTGACTTGGTTTTCCGAAACATGGACTTCCCCGGCGCGGACGTTATTGCCGACCGCCTTGCCGCCATGAACCCAATGGCTAATATTGATGAGAAATCAGATATACCGCCTGAAGTTCAGATGCGTCTGGCGCAATCACAGCAACAACTGCAAGAAATGCAACAGCAATTGCAGGCCGCTATGTTGGAAATTAACAACCGTGGTCAGGTTGCCCAAATCCGCGAGGAGGGCGCAACCAAGCGCAAACTCATGGACGTTACCGCACGGGCGCACAACACAGAAACCATCAATGAAGCCAAAGTTAATCAGACCAATCTCAATGCAATCACCAGCCAGAACAAGACTGAAGTTGATGCGTTGGTCAAAATGCTTATTGCAAGAATGCCAACTGACCAATTGATGATGGAAATTGAACGACTGAACGCTGAACAGCAACAGCTCGCAATGGCTGCTTCACAGGACATTTCGCACGAAGCAAACCCATTCATTAATGCACAACAAATGCAACAACCGATGCAGCCGCAACCAATGCAAGAACCAATGCAGCCGCCAATGCAACAGTCGTTTGAACCGCCTATGCAATGATTGACAGCACAATAATTTCGTGGTAAAAACCACAAAACCTTACCAGTTGGGTCAACTGGGTGAATTCTTTGAGGAAACTCAATGTCAGAAGTATCAGAAAGACTTGCCGCCAATGTGGTGACAAGTGAAAATTTAGCTGAATTTAACGCCAAGAGAATGGGTTTAGCTGATCCAACGCCAAGCGAGGCTGCCAAACAGGCAGAGCCGCAAGAGGTTGATCAAGGACAGAGTGAACCAACTGAGGCAGAAAATGAAGCGACAGCAACAGAGGATCGAAAACAAAATCCTAAGCTGGAAAGACGGTTTTCAGAGATAACCAAGCAACGCGAAGCAGCACGGGAAGAAGCCCGTAGGGAACGTGAAGCTAGGGAAAATTTGGAAGCAAAGGTTAGGGACTTGGAGGCCAAGTTTCAGCCCAAAGCTGAACCAGTAGCCGAAACAGAACCGTTGCCAGAGCAGTTCAGCGATATGTATGAATACGCCAAGGCGTTGACAGACTATCGTGTAGAGCAGCGATTGCAGGAAGAAAAGCAAAAAGATGCACAGGCCAAAGCCGCCGCCGAACACGCCAAGCTGATAGACGCATGGGGTCAACGGGTAAAGGCAGCCAAAGCTGAAATGCCAGACTTTGATGACATGGTTAATTCCACAGACGTTACGGTAAGTAACGAAGTGCGGGACGCAATCTTTGAATCAGATGTTGGCCCACGCATCTTGTATCACCTTGCTGAAAATCCTGACTTTGCTGTAAAACTGCAAGGCATGACCTTGACCGCCGCCTTGAGAGCAATTGGGAGGTTGGAAGCGCAGTACGAAAAGACTGACGCAAAGCCTGTTGTTGGGAAAAGTAAAGCACCCGCGCCGATCAATCCAATCAGATCAGCAGCTAACGGGCGTGATGTAAACCTAACCAGCGATGGTCAATTTCATGGTTCATATCAGGCATGGAGAGCAGCACGATTGGCTGGAAAGATTCGCTAAACCCATTCTTTTAAGGAAACAAAATGAGCAACAATCTGCTTACCATCAGCATGATCACCAACGAAGCGTTGATGGTCTTAGAAAACGAATTGACTTTTTCTAGCGAAGTCGAAAGAAACTATGACGATCAATTTGCCGTTACTGGCGCAAAGATCGGTGCAACTTTGAACGTCCGCAAACCCGGTCGTTTCATCGGCACAACTGGCCCTGCGTTGAACGTTGAAGACTTCAACGAAACATCAGTGCCTGTCACCTTGTCCACACAGTTCCACGTTGATACCCAGTTCACCAGCCAAGATTTGGCTTTGTCCTTGGATATGTTCAGTGACCGTGTATTGAAGCCTGCTGTTGCAGCTATTGCCAACAAGATCGACTTTGACGGTCTGACAATGGCTAAAAACAACACCGCCAACATTGTCGGTACTGCTGGCACACCACCCACAGGTTTGATCACTTACCTGACTGCTGGTGCTTATCTGGACAGCGAGGGCGCACCCCGTGACGGTCGCCGTTCTTGTATCGTTGAACCGTTCACAGGCGCAACCATTGTTGACAGCTTGAAAGGTTTGTTTGTTCCCTCAGACAAAATTTCTAGCCAGTACACCAAAGGCATGATGGGCCGTGACTCAGCAGGCATGAACTGGAAGATGGATCAAAACGTTGTGGCACAGACATTCGGTTCATATGCAACCGCTACCCTGTCATGTGCCACCACCACAGCAACTGGATTCATTTCCACTGGCTGGGCATCAACTTCCACCATTGCACTGACCGCTGCCACAGCTACTGCTGGCTTGAAACAAGGTGATGTGATTACGATTGCTGGCGTTTTCGCTGTCAACCCACAAAACCGTCAAGCCTACGGCAGCAACCGCCTGCGTAACTTTGTGGTGACCGCCCCTGTAACCGTGGCAACTTCTGGCACAACTTCTGTGACCGTAAGCCCTGCCATCATCACTGGTGGTCAGTTCCAAAACGTTAGCTTGGCTTCCACCAGCGCATCTGCTGTTGTGACTCCATTCAACAACACTGGCACTGTGTCTCCACAAAATATCGTGATGCACAAAAATGCTTTCACTTTGGCCTGTGCTGATTTGGAATTGCCTGATGGCGTTCACTTTGCTGGTCGCGCAAGCGATAAGGAATTGGGTCTGTCAATGCGTGTGGTTCGTCAATACACTATCAACAACGATTCAATTCCGACTCGCGTTGATGTGCTGTATGGCTGGGCCCCGCTGTACCCAGAACTTGCCTGCCGCGTTGCAGCCTAAAGGTTAATGGGGGCTTAAAACACCCCCGTTTCATCAAACAATTTAAGGAAAACATATCATGGCAAATCCCGGACCAGCAACAACCAACACAAACCACCCAACCAACCTAGCAACCAACCAAGCCCTGCGTTTGATTGCGTCTGCTGAAGGCGTAAACTTGAACTCTGTCGCAGATACTGTTGCCACTGTTTTATCTAGTGGTCGCGTTTCTGTTCAGAGCATCATTGTTACCAACGCATCTGTTGACCTGACCACAGCGCAATTGGCTGTGTACACAGGCGCTGGTGCTACTGGCACAGCGATTAAAACCGCCTACGCCTTAACTGGTAACACCACCGCAGCTAAAGTGGTCGTGACTGCTGCTACATCTACCGATGCAGTAACTGGAACACCCCTTTACATTCGCAACACAACCGCACAAGGCGCGGCTGCTACTGCTGATGTTTTCATCTACGGTTACGACCTGTCATTCCTGCCATAAACCGCATGGAATAAGTGAGAAAGCCATCCTCAAAAGGGGTGGCTTTTTCTATTTGTAAGCCTATAATTCATCAAACTACTGAGGGACTAAACATGGTCAACACTTCTGTAATGCGCCCAAGCGGTCGCACATACGCCTTAAATTTGACAACATCAGCTAGTGCCGCGCTGTTGATTGAAGCCACCACAAACGACCAAACCAACTATGTTTCATTGCTGAACACTGGTTCTGGCGTTGCTGCGGTGGAATTGTCCAATTCCAGCACAGTAACTGACCCAACTGTGGCCTCCACAGGCAACAGCGGTTCATTTGTGTTGCCAGCAGCCATGACTTTTCCTTTGATGATTGCCGCCCCTAAAGCGCCTTTCTACATTAAAGCCATCAGTTCAAGCACAAACACGCTGTATATCACTGCTGCACAAGCTGATTAAGGGTTTGATATGGCAAATGAAGCCGCCGTAACCCAAACCATAAACATTGTCCCAGTTCAGGGGATATTTCAGCCTGAACCGACATTTGCATTGATTTCGCTGATTGGGCCAGCGGGTACGCCTTTTTATCCGATTATTGACCCCAATCAATCGGGTCTAAATATCACAAACAGCACCATCAACAGCACCACAATTGGCGCAATTACCCCGTCTACTGGGGTTTTCACCAATATTGCGACCACCACAGGCACGATTGCAAGCGCACCAAGTAGCCCTACCGATATTGTCAATAAGCAATATGTGGATTATTTTGCTGCTGGGTTAAGCTGGAAACAACCAGCAAATGCCGCATCGACTGTAAATATTGCAAGTTTGTCAGGATTGCAAACGGTTGACACTGTTTCATTGGTGGCTGGCAACACGGTTTTAGTTAAAAACCAAACCAATGCGGCAGACAATGGCATTTATGTGGTTTCATCTGGCCCTTGGACGCGAAGCATTGGCGCTGATACATGGGATGAATACGTTGGCGCAATTATTTTTATTGTGTCAGGAACGCAAGCTGATTCGGCTTGGTATTCTACGGCGCAGCCCGGCGGCACACTGGGCGTTACCGCCATCAATTGGTCAAATTTCACGGTTTCAGCAATTTATACCGCAGGCACTGGTTTAACTTTAACTGGCACAGTTTTCAGCATTACCCCCGTGGGTACTGCTGGAACATATGGTTCTGCGTCTGCTGTGCCTGTATTTGTCACCAACGCATCAGGTCAGGTCACATCAGTTACCAATACCGCGATTGCAATTGCCAATACGCAAGTTTCTGGGCTTGGCACAATGTCCACCCAAAACGCCAATTCGGTAGCAATTACGGGCGGCACAATTGATGGCACAACCATTGGCGGGTCAACTGCTGCGGCAGTTACTGGCACAGTGGTCACAGCAAACACCTATTTCAGCGGCGCAGGAACAAATTTAACAGGCACTGCAAGCGGTTTATCCATTGGGGGTAACGCAGCTACTGCCACCAGTGCAACAAGCGCCACAACCGCCACTAATTTGGCTGGCGGGGCATCAGGATCAGTACCCTACCAATCAGCGCCAAGCACCACAACATTCTTGGCGGCTGGGTCAAATGGTCAGGTTTTGACCTTGGCTTCAGGCGTTCCCTCATGGGCAACACCAACCACAGGCACGGTTACATCTGTTAGTGGTACAGGCACGGTTTCAGGGATTTCCCTTAGTGGCACTGTTACCAGTTCTGGAAGCCTGACCTTGGGCGGCACATTGGATTTGTCTGCGCCGCCAGCAATTGGCGGGACAACTGCCAACACGGTTAGAGGCACGACCATCACCGCAACGACAAAGTTTGTTGGCCCATTTTTTGAGGCTGCAACAAGTGCTGGCGGGGCTTTGCGTAATTCAGGCGGTACAAGTCAATTGTCTTGGGGTGCTGGTGGTGGTGATAACCTTACATTAAGTGTTTCCACCAATATCAATGGAACAAATGCACAGATTGACATTAGCCCAACGGGGACGGGTCATGTCCATATAAAGCCCACAGGCGTTAATTCAGTTGAAATTGCCCCAACTTCTATTGGCACAATTAACAATATGTCTATCGGTGCAACAACTGCCGCCGCTGGATATTTCACAACTTTGTCGCTGACAAGCACATTGGCTGTTAATGGGTCAACAGGCACAAATGGTCAAGTTCTTCAATCCAATGGATCAAGCGCACCCACATGGGTAACCCCATCAAGTTACGCCACCGTCACTGATGACACAACCACCAATGCAACGCGATACCCGTTGTATGCTGATCAAACCACGGGCAATCTGACAACTGAGTTTGTAAGTTCTACAAAGCTGCAATTCAATCCCTCCACGGGCGTTTTTACATCCACATCATTTAGCGGTGCGGGTACAGGCTTGACAGGGACAGCAACCAGTTTGTCAATTGGCGGTAACGCGGCAACAGCGACTAGCGCAACAACAGCAACCAACATTGCAGGCGGCACGGCTAATCAGATTCCTTTTCAAACAGGTGTTGGAACAACTTCATTTATTACTGCGCCAACCATTGCAAGCACGGCGCTTACATGGAGTGGGTCAGCGTTTACATGGGCAACAGCAGGCACAGCAGTCACCATATCGGATGACACAACGACAAATGCCACACGTTATCCATTGTTTGCAGATGCCACCACAGGCACGGTCAGCACAGAATATGTGTCATCTACCAAATTGCAATACAACCCAAGCACAGGTGAATTAACAGCGCCAGCACAGATCAGCAGCAATGGCATTGTGATTAATTCGCAAACTGTATCTGCCAACTACACAATTGCGGCTGGCAACAATGGAATGAGTGCGGGAACTGTTTCTGTTAACACAGGAATTACTGTCACAGTTTCAACTGGTTCTGTTTGGACTGTTGTTTAAAGGAAAGAAATGTCCCAAGTAGCAATTTCAGGAAATGCAAGCGGTACTGGTACGCTGACCATTGCCGCACCTAATACAAACAGCAATTACACGCTGACACTTCCAACACTGACAGGAACTATTCTTACAAATAAGACAGCAGGAACTGTGTTGCAAGTTGTAAGCACAACCAAGACAGATACATTTACAACAGCATCAACAAATACTTATGTTGACGTTACAGGATTGTCAGTAACAATTACTCCAACATCATCAACAAGTAAAATATTAATTTTAGCTTCAGTTCATCAAGCCGCAAGTGGAGAACCAACTGGCTTTCAAATTGTAAGAGATTCAACTGCAATTGGTATTGGCACAGCAAGTGGAAGTAGATTTGTTGCTAGTGCTGCTGGAGCAGCAGGAGATAGCAATAGAGTTACATCTTTAAATGTTAATTATTTAGACAGTCCTTCAACAACATCCTCTGTAACTTATAAAATTCAAGTAAGAGGTTATAACAATGGAGTTTCTGTTAATAGAACTCCAAATGATACAGATGCGAATGTGTCTGCACGACCTGTTTCAACAATAACAGTCATGGAGATTGCGGCATGAATCACAATGCAATTTATGCACTCTATCCAAATGTTGTCACTGTTGACGATGGCACAGGTGCATTTGACAAAGATGGCAACAAAGTAAATATTGACATAGTGGCAGTTAATTCTTGGGTTGACCCCAACGCATACAAAGCCAAACGAGCATCAGAATACCCACCAATCACAGACTATCTTGATGGCGTAGTCAAAGGCGATCAAGCGCAGATTGACAAGTACATTGCTGATTGCCAAGCAGTCAAAGCAAAATATCCCAAGGTGACAGCATGACCATAGCGATTTCAGGCACAACGGGAATCACCCTTGATGGGCAGTTTAATTCTGCGTCATCAATGGGCTTCAAGAACCGGCTCATAAATTCCGCAATGGTGATTGACCAAAGAAATGCGGGGGCTAGTGTAACGGTTAACTCTGGCACAAATACTTTTGGCGTTGATCGTTGGAAAGGTCAAGCAAGTGGCGGCGGTGTTTATACGCAACAAAGAAGTACGACAGTACCAGCAGGATTTACGAACAGTGTTTTATTGACTGTAACAACTGCTGATTCTTCCATTGCTTCTACTGACTACTATATTTGGGGTCAGGCTATAGAAGGTTTTAATGCCGCCGATCTTGGTTGGGGAACTGCAAATGCTCAAACAGTGGCGTTGTCGTTTTGGGTTCGTTCAAGCGTTACTGGAATATATGCACTATTTGTTGGAAATAATGGTGATACAAGGAGCTTGGTCTCTACTTACACAATCAACGCAGCGAACACATGGGAACAAAAAACAGTAACTATTGCTGGCGACACATCAGGAACTTGGGCTACAGACAGTAATATTGGTATTGGCCTTTGGTTTACGTTAGGCGCTGGTTCATCGTTTAACGCAACAGCAAACGTGTGGAACGCTTCGCTTGAAATGAATACAAGCGGTTCTACTCAATGGATCGCCACAAACGGCGCAACTTTCTACATCACAGGCGTACAGCTAGAAAAAGGCTCAACAGCAACGTCATTTGATTACAGACCTTATGGGACTGAGTTGGCTTTGTGTCAGAGGTATTATGAAGTTGGCGCTACAAAGATATACATTGCTGGCGGTAGCGGGGTAACAATGGCTACTTCGTATCATGTTTCTAAACGTGCTACTGGCGCTACGGTGACAACAGGCACTTCTCCATACGGCGGCACTATTGCTCCAACGTCTGTTGAGTACTCTGGAATTGATTCATTCTGGTCGTATAAAAGCAGCGGCGGTGAATTTGCGTTTTCGTGGTCTTCTTCTTCGGAGCTGTAATGTATAAACAAACTCTTACATCTAAAAACGAAATCTCTGAAACTATTGTCCAGCGTATTGCTGACGGTGCGTATATCACTATTGGTGCAGACAACACCGACTACCAAGCCTTTCTTCTTTGGAAGGCTGAAGGTAATGAACCTTTGCCAGCAGATGAGGTGACAGAATGACTCTAATTCTTTCAGGCACTAATGGCGTATCCGATATTGACGGTTCTGCCGCAACCCCTGCTATCAGGGGAACAGATGCAAACACAGGTATCTTCTTCCCTGCGGCTGACACCATTGCTTTTTCTGAGGGTGGCGTGGAATCTATGCGTCTTGACTCTAGTGCCAATCTGCAATTCAACTCAGGCTACGGCTCTGTTGCTACTGCTTATGGTTGTCGTGCTTGGGTGAACTTCAATGGCACAGGGACAGTGGCTATTCGTGCAAGTGGTAATGTGACGAGCATTACTGATAACGGCACGGGTAACTACACGGTGAACTTTACAACAGCGTTGCCTGACACAAGCTATTCTCCTCAAGTACGTGCCGCACTTATAAACTACAACATTGCTCAAGCAGGAAATACAGCACAATCTGTTTTAACTACTTCTTATAACCCGGGTACTTTTTACATAAACGGAAGTAACTCATCTTATAATTTTAATGCTGGTGACCCGACCGATGTGTACATTGCTATTTTCCGTTAAGGAGAAACCATGAATCAAAGAATCATTTACCCAACAGACGATGGCGTAGCAGTCATTGTTCCAGCCGCTGAGTGCGGTTTAACCATTGAGGAAATTGCCGCCAAGGATGTTCCTGAAGGCAAACCCTACAAGATAGTTGATGTGGCTGACATTCCATCAGACCGCACATTCAGATCAGCATGGGAGTTTTCAGAATGATTACCATCAACATCGACAAAGCAAAGAACATAGCCCATGATGCTAGACGCACAGCACGATCTGCTGAGTTTGCGCCATTGGACATCAAGGCAACCATTCCCTCTGAAGCAACAGCGGCAGAAGCGGCAAGGCAAGCTGTGCGTGACAAGTATGCCACTATGCAGACTGCTATTGATGCGGCAACAACTGCTGACGCAATCAAAGCGGCTATGCCAAAAGCGGATATGCCATGACAACATTTCTTTGGAAAATTTTAGAAGTCTCTGCTGCTGATGACGTAATCACCCACGCCAAATATCATGTGACCGCAGAAACTGACACAGGCGAAAAAGTGGAAACTGAGGGCAATTGGTGGTTTAGCGACAAAATCCTGAAGAAGCCCTTTAGCGAAGTGACCGAAACTGATGTGGCATCATGGATTGAAAATGAGACTACCCAAAACGGAATAAACCTTATAAAATCACGATTAGAGGAACAACTAGCGTCCCTGCAAGGGAATGGAGTTGTTGTTGCCCCTTGGTTACCACAGAAATTTGTGCCAAAGGTGTAATAAATGACGACTCCTTACGACATTATCAGCAGGGCGCTTAAAGATATTGGTGCATTGGCGGCTGGTGAATCGCCATCAGCGGATGATGCCCAAGACGCATTTGATCTGTTGAACGATATGTGCGCCCAGTGGTCAAATGAAAACATGATGGTTTTCTACAAGACCGAAATCATTTTTCAGACTGTTCAAAATACCGTGCAATACACCCTTGGCCCGTCTGGGTCGGTGGGGGCATCCTTTACAGGTTCAATTGCAGGCACAACTTTGACCGTTCCTGTGGATGGCGTAATTTCTGGCGCTATCACAATGGGCATGACCATTACTGGCACAGGCATCGCAGCAGGCACAACGATTGTGGGCTTTGGCACTGGCGCTGGTGGTAACGTCAATGAGGGCGGCACATACACTGTCAGCATTTCCCAGACCGTGGCAAGCACCACAATCACTGCCTACTATGAACGCCCTTTGACCATTGAATCAGCGTTTGTGCGGGTTGCTACGCAGCAAGGCGGCTCAAACATAGCTGGTGGGTATTTGGATTACCCTGTGGCAATTCTGAGTTTGGAAGAATATCAATCCTTGGGCATCAAGCAATTAAACGGCCCGTGGGCAAAGATGATTTACTACCAACCCAGCGAAAATCTGGGAACGTTGTATGTCTTCCCTAACCCATCATCTGGTGAACTTCACTTGTTTGCCAGCACGATTTTCCGCACATTTGGTTCGCTGTACGACACAATCGCGCTGCCACAAGGCTACAACATGGCGCTGCGGTGGTGCTTGGCTGAACGCATGATGCCTATGTATGGCAAGGCTTCTACTGCCCAAATCACAATGATTAACGCCTTTGCTGGTCAAGCAAAAGCTACGATTAAGCGCACCAATATGCGCCCAGCACAAGTGTCGCGCTATCCTGATGCTTTGATGGTTGGACGGGCTAAAGACGCTGGCTTTATCATGGACGGGGGCTTTAGATAATGGCAGACTTTGGCTTTGTTGGCCCATCTTACGAAGCGCCTAGTATTTACCAAGATGCCCAAGAGTGCATCAACTTTGTGCCTGAGATTGACCCGCTGAAACAGCAGGGTGAACGCGGGGTGGTGGCGCTTTACCCAACGCCGGGGCTGACTGCGTTAGTCTTGTTTGAAAATCAAGAGGAAATCAGGGGAATGCGTACCCTGTCAGGCGGCGACATTTTGGTGGCAGTCTGTGGCCCGTATGTCTATGCTTTGACTTCCACCTACACCACAACAATGGTGGGTCAATTAAACACTTCTACGGGTATTGTTGGCATTACTGACAACGGCGTGAATGTGTACATTGTTGACGGTCAGAATCGCTACACATGGCGCATTTCTAGCCCATCTGCTGCGGTTTTTACTGGCTCAATCAGTGGAACAACCTTGACGGTCACCGCAATCACCAATGGAACAATTGCCATCAATCAGGCGCTGTTTGGCGTAAACGTAACCCAAGCCACCGTCATTACTGCCTTGGGTACTGGAACTGGCGGTATTGGTACTTACACTATCAACCAAAGTCAATCAGTAGCATCCACACAAATGAACAGCGCTACAGTGGGTGCGGTTGTTACTGGGGCAATAGCAGGGACAACCCTAACAGTGTCTGCGGTAACTAGCGGAACTTTGGTTGTTGGGCAGACCATCCAAGGGTCAACAGTTACCGCACAAACCATCATCACAGCGCTTGGAACAGGCACAGGCGGCGTTGGAACATACACGGTCAACAATTCCCAAACAGTCACTTCTAGGACGCTGTATGGCCTAAATTGGTCGGTGTTACCAAGCACTGACGGGGCATTCACTAGCGCCACTTCTGTTGACATTGTGGACAACTATTTTGTGTATAACCGCCCTGATACTCAGCAGTTTGGTGCATCTGCGGCTTTGTCGCCTATTTCGCCAGCATTGAGTTTTGCCAGCAAAGACGGCGCGCCTGATGACTTAGTTTCATTAATTGTTGACCACCGTGAAGTTTATTTGCTGGGTGAGGTTTCTAGTGAGGTGTGGATTGATGCAGGCACAAGCCCTTTCCCGTTTCAAAGAATCCCCGGCACATCTACCCAGCACGGCATTGCAGCCGCATTTAGCGTTGCGCGACTTGGCAATTCCTTTGCATATTTAAGCCGAAACATTAGAGGGCAAGCCCAAATTGTGCAAATGAATGGCTATGTACCCACAAGGATTTCCACCCACGCAGTTGAAAACTCTTTGACAAACCAAGTGATTAGCGATGCTGTTGGCTGGACTTACCAATTGGAGGGCCACGAAGTTTACGTTATCAGCTTCCCATCAATTAACCTGACATGGGCTTATGACATTGCGTCAGGTATGTGGCATAAGTGGTTGTACACAAACAACTTAGGTCAATATGAACGTGCGCGGGGCAATTGCTGCGCGGAATTTCAAGGTTTGGTAATGGTTGGGGATTACTCCAACGGCAAGATTTACAAACTTGACAAGTTGAATTACACAGATGATGGTCAGCACGTTAGGCGTTTGCGCCGCGCCCCGCATTTGGTGGCAGACTTTCAGCGGGAATATTTTGATGAATTGCAGATTCAGTTCCAGCCCGGTGTTGGCTTGCCCACAGGACAAGGGGAAAACCCTCAAGCCATGCTGCGGTGGTCAGACAATGGCGGTTCTACTTGGTCAAACGAACATTGGACTACCATTGGCCTGATTGGTAAGTATGCAAACCGTGCCATCTGGCGGCGGTTGGGTACAGCGCGGGATCGTGTGTTTGAAGTTTCAATTTCTGACCCTGTTAAAGCGGTCATCATTTCTGCCAACTTGAAATCTAGCGTAGGGGAAAACTGATGGCATTGCTTCCAGTAATTCAAACCCAACCATACCCACAATCTGAGTTTTTGGACGCACAAACCAAAAGACCAACAAGGGCGTGGCAACAGTTCTTCATTAACTTGTTGAACTTCACCAGTGCGACTACTGCCACGGCAGGGTCAGGAACATTGCCTGCAAACCCTGTGGGGTTCATCAACATTACTGTGAATGGCGTGGCTTACAAAGTGCCATATTACAACCAATGAACGACCTGATTTTAAATAATGTGCCTAGCCGTGAGCAGATTGAAAGACTGCAAATGGAAATGTCGCAGATGCCAAGAGCAGATTTGCAATTGGCGGCTGATGCCATGCAGACAGAACATTATTTCCATGCAGGGATGTATGCAAGAAAGTTAACCCGACCAGCAGGCACATTGATTGTTGGTAAGGTACACAAGAAAGATCACTTCTTTTTGTGCGCCAAAGGTGAAATAATTGCATGGACAGAGGGCGGCATGAAGCACTTATACGCTGGAGACATTGTGCAAAGTAAGCCCGGCACAAAGCGGGTGACGCTATCAGTGACTGATGCCATTGGGATCACATTCCACAACAGTGCAGAAACCGACTTGGACAAATTGGAAAAAGAATTGATTGAACCAGATGAATTCGCGTTGTTTGATTCTTCTAATAAATTGAAAACGCTGGAAATTAAAGGGGAATAATATGACTTGGACAACAGTAGCATTAATAGGTGCTGGTGGCAGTCTTCTTGGCGGCTATCTTGGCGGGAGAGGGGCGGAAAAAGCTGCTCAAACACAAGCTGCTGCTGCCCGTGAAGCTATTGCCCAACAACAAAGAATGTTCGATATTCAAAACGAACAGCAACGCCCTTACAGAGAGGCTGGTTACAGTGCATTAAGCGACATTGCTGGCATGAAACCTTATCTGACCCAGAAATTTGGGCAAGAGGAATTTCAGGCAGGCATTGACCCAAGTTACAACTTCAGACTTCAACAAGGCAATATAGCAACCACAAATTTAGCAAATCGGGCTGGAGGATTGGTTGGCGGTAATGCTTTGCAAGGTTTAACAGACTATGGTCAAGGCGCGGCAAGTACAGAGTTCCAGAATGCGTTTAACCGTTTTCAAACGCAAAGAGGCAACATTTACAACACATTGGCAGGCATTGCTGGCATTGGTCAGACCGCACAAAAACAGACTTCAGACCTCGCCCAAAATGTATCTGGCAACATTGGTCAGGCCACCATTGGAATTGGTAACGCTATGGCTGGAGGTCAGATTGGCGCGGCAAATGCTTACTCAAACGCTATTCAAGGTGCTGGCAACGCATACATGATGGGCAATTTGTTAAAACCGCAACAAACAGGAATTCCTATGCCTGCGGGATATGGAACGCCTGTTCCACAAGGTAATATTCCATACGACGTAGCATAAGGATAAAAAATGGCAGATTTTTCAGTTAACCCTATTGCTCAAACTTTAAAACCACCCGCGCAAATGTCGTTGGGTGAAATGGTTAATCTTGCCCGTGGCGCACAAGAATATCAACAAGCGCAAAAATTGAATCCTTTGGCGGTTCAGCAGCAACAGCAACAATTGCAGACACAGCAACAACAATTGCGAGCACTGCAACAAACTTATGAGCAAGCGCAACAGATGAACCCTCAGTTGCTGCAACAAGCACAGCAAACAACAAGTTCAGGCGCGATTGCGTTAGGCGTTGAAGAACAAAAAGACCTTGAACGCAAGAATATGCAAACGTTCTTTGCTGACCCAAATAATTTTCAAACAAACGGTCGAATTGATTTAGACAAGATTAATGCTGCTGTTCCAAAGATTGCACCTTTAACTGGCGAACAATACATCAGCAAATACAGCTCATTGGGCACATTACAAACACAAGCTATTGATGCCAAACAAAAACTGACCAAAGATCAAAAAGCAATGATTGCTCAAAGATTTAGTATTTTGGGAAGAATGGGCGTTCAAGACAAAAATCAATATATCAATGAAATGATGTTGATGAAACAGGAAAATCCAGACAATCCTGATTTGAATCGATTGCTTGATGCATACATTGGCACATGGATGTCAGAAATGCAGTCTGGCCCTGACTTGCCAAAAAAAGCAATTGCAGGCGCAGCAACTTTAATGACTCCAGCAGAACAACAAACATACTTTGCGCCTCAAGTTACTATAGATGAAAAAGGTCGAGTGTTGACAACAACACAAAGCGTTACTGGCGCTAAACCAATTGTTGAAGTTAGCATCCCTGCAGGTTTGCAACCCCAAACAACACAAGGCGCAAATGTACCGGGCGCGGCTGCCCCAGCTGGTTCTGAGGTTGCCCCCGGAATGCGTTTACCTTACCCAGTAAGACGATCAGACGTACCCTTTGCCCCAATGCCAACTGAGGACAAAGATCAAGCATCTGGTTATACATTTAGAGATAATTTGGTCAATGCTCAAAGTAACTTAGCCACAAAACGCCGCAATGTTGAAGAAGTAATTAATCAGGCTAATAAAATTAGTGAATCGTTGACTGTGCCTAATTTTTTAGCGCAGTTTGGTTTTTCAAAAGGTGGCGCACCAGAAAAAATGGAACGTGCTGTTCGTCAGTTTTTTGGAAGCGAACAATACGATTTGCTTGCCAAAGACTTAGCAAGAATGGCAATTGACAATTCCCAAGCAATGGGAAATGTTGGGGGTACTGTTGCTGGATTAGACATGGCTTCGGTTGCAAACGGCACAATTAAAGTTACACCTGATGTGTTGGTAAAAATTGCCCGTAGGGTGCAAGCTGATCAAACAAACATTGATATGCAAGCAAGTGCCGCACAGCAATTTGGTTCAAGATTTGGCGACAACAACATGAAAGCATTTCAGCAAGCATGGAATGCAAACTCAAAAGATACCAAAATCTTTGAAGCCATAAATATTTTGGAAACAGAATCTGACCCTAAAAAGATGGAAAACAAATTTAAAGAATTATTTCCATCTGAAAAGAAGCGCAAAACAATTCTCAAGCAATACAAAAACTTAAAAAGCATGGCGGCCACAGGTCTGCCAGTAGAACCACTTGGCCCAGAGGATTTTTAAATGGATGCCTTAGAAAAATTCCTTGGAGGCAATCAAGCTGTTGCTGAACCGCCTAAGAAATCAGGTGGTCAAGTTTCATCTGATGCACAAGCCAAGCGGGAACAAACTGCGTTGGCAATGATTAAAGAGGAATTGCGGAAAAACCAAGAAAGGGCGGCAAAAGGCGACAAAGAAGCAGAAATAAATGTTGCTGCATTAAAGCGTGAAATTGCACGTTTTGAAAAGAAATCACCAGCCGCAAAAAAAGCTGCCCCTGCTGCTGTTGCTGTTGCCCCTGTTGCCCAAGCTACCACATCTGATCCGCTAGAAGCGTTCTTGTCTGGTAAGCCTGCACCCGCAGCACAACCAGCAGCGCAACCAGCAGCGCAGTCAACAACACAACCAGCGGCAATTTCTGGGTCTAATCGTTATCAAGGTTACTCTGCTGCTGAAGAACAAAAAGCTGGCAAAGTTAAAACAAAGCCGCCTATGGTGCGACAAATTATTGGCGATGTATTGAAAAAAGGTTTTGAAACCCGTCAAGAGCTGGGCGAAAGGGCTGCCGGCGTTGTTGATGCTATTTACGGTGTTGTGCCTGCAACTTATGGCGCAGTAACTCAAGCATTTGCACGGGCTGGTCAAACACCAGAACAAGCAGAAAAAACAGGGCAAGTAGCCGCTACTGCAGTCAGTCAACCTATTGGGAAAGCCGCAAGCATTACTGGAAAAGAAACATATAAAAAGCCATTGGGCGGCATTACTGAGCCCATTGTTGAACAAGTCAATAAGATGTTTAATGTGTTGGGCATGACCCCAGAACAAATTTCAGAAAAAACTGGAATCCCTGCCGCTGACATTAGAAACATGGTAGTCATTGGTTCTTTTGCTATACCGCAAGCAATTAAAGAAACAGGACAAATTGTTGGTAAAGGCGTTGGAAAAATAACTCAAGAAATTTCACAAACACCTGTTGGAAAACAATTAACTCAAGCCGCTGAAGAATTGGAAATTGTGCGCCCCGGTGAACTTAGCAAAGCCCAAGCCCAAGCCCAGTTTGAAGCCAAACAAGCCCCAGCAGGCAGTGCAGGCGCTGCGGCAGTTGAACAAAATCCATTTGCTGGAAAGATTACTGGAGAAGAAACAGTTAGAGGAAGTGGAGTAGGTGCAGTTTTTCCACAAGTCAAACTTACAAAAATTCCTAAAAATGTTCCTGTTCCTGAACAACAATTGCGGTCACAACTTTTTCAAGAAGTTTTACCTAATTTGAAACCAAGGCCCGGCGTTGTAACAGGTAACGATAATTTATTGCGTAATGAACATGGCGAGGCAAATATGGCTGATCCATCTCCATTGGGCATGAAACTAAAAGAACAAATTGCCAATGAACAAATTGGATTTTCTAATTATGCTCAAGAACGTGTAAATGCTACTGGTGCAAGATCAACATTTACCAATGACGAACAACGTGGCAATTTTTTAAATGATGTAGCGTTTGGAAAAAATCCTGACGATATAGCGCCATCAAGTTTTACAGGATATTTAAATCAAGTTAAGCAAGATACATACAAATCTGCTTTTGAACGCATGGGAAGCAATAGAATCAATAGTTCACACGCTGATGATTTGTTTGTTGACCCACAAGTCAGGGCAACATTTAGGGCTGCTGGAACATTAGAACTTTTAAAATCTGCAAAAGATTTAATTCAATTAGCAAAAACTGATGGTTTTAATTTGCCTGATGGTACAAAAGCAGCGCCCGGCTCAGTGGCGGCATTTGATCATGTACGCAAAGTTTTCAATAGCCCTAAAGTATGGACACCTGAAAAAGCGGCTTCTATTCGTGAAATCAATCAAGCAATTGACAAAGATATTGCTGCGGTTGCTGACCCTGCGTTATACAAACTTGGCGACAAAATTCATCAAGTTGAAAAAACAATTTTGGGATCAACTGGCTTTAAAAGATTGTTTGGCGAAGTGGACGCAAATGGCAATGTCACATCAAAAGTTGCCCCAGAAAAATTATTGTCATCATTAAACAATTTGCGAAAAGATGAATGGCGGCACATCCGCGATACATTTAGCGAATTGGCAAATGGTCGAGTTAGGGGCGCACCAGAGGGGTTGCCTCCAGTACCGCCAGAATTGCGCCAAGCCGCCGCCGCCGCTGTTGCTGAAATGGATGGCGCATTGGCCCGTGAAGTGTATAAAGCTGGCGCTTCTAAAGTTGGTGAATGGAATCCAAATTCTGTTAATAACGTGCTAACTTCTATTGTTGGAGAAAAGATTTTAGAAACATTTCCTCCTAGTGAGATACAAAAATTTGGCGCATTAAATTATGTGGGTCAATTCACCCCCGGTTTGAAATATGAGGGCGCTGGTCAACAAGCAAGACGTATCAGTTTGCTAGAAAAAAATTATCCTGCTTTTGGTGCTACTGTTGGATCGGGTTTAGGCGCAGTTATTGGTGAAACTCCTATATCTCCAGAAGCTGGATTAGGTGCATTTCTAGGTAGAGAAGCTGGCGCATATTTGCAAACTAGAAAAGCTGTCAAAGAAGAAGCCAAGGCCGTTAAAAAAATGGAAAAAGAAATGGAAAAAGCTAAAGCACTTGGTCAACAATCAGGGCAAAATAAACTTAACGACTTGAAAAAATAAGGACGCATCATGGCAGTTAATCTTTCGCCCATAGGCAACGGTCAGCAATTCTTTGACAACACAGGGTTGCCATTGAATGGTGGCTTGATCTACACCTACCAAGCTGGTTCAACCACGCCCTTGGCAACTTACACAGATGTGAATGGCACAATTGCAAATTCAAATCCTATTGTGTTGGATTCGTCTGGTCGCCTGCCATCTGAGGTGTGGCTGACCTATGGTTTCTTTTACAAATTTGTTGTCAAAACATCTGCTGCGGTAACCCTTGGCACATACGACAACATATATGGAATTATTGGCGTTCTAAACACCAGCACAGGTACAACCATTCCCACGGGCATGATTTCATTGTGGTATGGGTCAATTGGCAGCGTTCCATTGGGCTGGTACTTGTGTGATGGCACAAACGGCACACCAGACTTGCGAGACAAGTTTGTGGTGGGCGCTGGTTCAACTTATTCTGTAGCAGCTACTGGTGGTTCAACTGATGCAATTGTGGTTAGTCACAACCACACGGCGACTTCAGTGGTCACAGACCCCGGTCACTTACATACAGAAACCACATACAACCAACCCGGAATTGGTAATGCTGGTGGTGGTGGTGCAAGGGTTAGTGCTTTAACCACAAACACTGGAAGCGCGGTTACAGGCATCACAGTTGCCACAACAAACGTAGCCGCTGGCGTTTCTGGCACAAATGCAAATCTGCCCCCTTACTACGCACTTGCGTATGTAATGAAAGCCTAAGATGGAAATTGACTTAGTTAAATACGGGGTGCTTTGGCAAAAGGTTCAGGACTATGAACGCCGATTCGACCAGATGGAAACCAAGATTGACAAAATGGAATCTTCCATTGAAAAGCTAGTAGCACTGGCAAATCAAGGGCGTGGCGGGTTCTGGGCGGGTATGGCCTTGGTTTCTGCCTTGTCTTCTGCTGTGGGCTATGTAAGCCATTGGGTAGGTAAGAATTGAACCTATCACATTGGCATTGGCTGCAATTGCTGGAATTAAGCAATCTGTGGCTCTGTACAAGGATGCAAAAGCTGCGGGTACAGACCTTTACAAGATAACCAAAGAAATATCTGGCTTCATTGGGCAATTCTTTGAATCGCACGAAGAAATAAAAAAAGAAGTCAAAAAACAAGAACTTGACCCGCCCAAGACCAAATCAATGAAAGCACAAGCATTAGAAAATGTGTTTCACCAGATTGAATTGGAAAGGCAGTCAGTAGAATTGCGTGAGTTTTTGATCTACCACACAGACCCAGCACTAGGTGCAGTTTGGTCGCGGTTTGAGGAAGAATATAAAAAACTGAACGAAGAAAACGAAAGGCAGATTGAACTTGACCGCCAGATGGAGATGCAACGCAAATGGCAACGCAGAAAAAGACTCAACAATCTGCAAGACAAAGCCCTAATAATCGGGGCAATTCTGACAGTTACTATATACCTCCACCTCCTGTTATGGTCAATAAAGCAGATGACAGCGGGCAAATAGTTTTTTTGATTTCATTGATTGTGGTGGTGTTGATTCTGCCGCTGTTCCTGTATTTGATGGCCTCTATGTATTTTGATATGCTTGTGTTGCAACAAGAAAACAAACAGCATCAGGCCATTATTCGCCGCCTTATTACCCAACTGGAGGAAAAGAAATGATTCCCATAGTCGCATCACTGCTTGGCACATTGGCTCAAAACGGCCTTGGCCTGCTATCTAGCGCCATCCAAGCCAAAGGCAAACAAGTGGTTGAAAACACGTTGGGCGTGAAAATTCCTGACGCGCCAACACCTGAAGATGTTAGCAAGCTGCGCCAGCTTCAATTTGAACACGAAGAACGTCTGATGGAATTGGGCATTGAAAAAGCCAAAATGGAATTGGCTGAACTTGACCTGTTGGCAAAGGCCGCCCAAAACGATGCAGACAACATTACAGACCGCTGGAATGCGGATATGGCATCTGACTCTTGGCTATCAAAAAACATACGCCCTATAAGCCTTATAGCCATTTTGGCGGCTTATTTTATTTTTACAACCATGTCGGCTTTTGGGTACAACGCTAACGAAGGGTACGTTAATTTGCTGGCTGGCTGGGGTCAGTTAGTGATGGGCGCATATTTTGCTGGCAGAACGGCTGAAAAAATTATGGAAATGAGGGGCAAGAAATGAGTTTAAGCACCGAACAAGCCGCATTCTTGCTGGATGCTTGCAAACTGATCCAATACGCCACAGAACAAGGTTTTATGGTTACTGGCGGGGAACTATCCCGCACACCAGAACAACAGGCTATTTACGTCAAAACAGGGCGATCCAAGACCATGAAATCTATCCACCTGAAGCGCTGCGCCATTGACCTGAACTTTTTCAAAGATGGCAAGATCATTTGGGACAAGGCCACCATTGAACCGCTGGGCATCTATTGGGAAAGCCTGCACCCTAAGAACCGCTGGGGTGGACACTTTTCCAATCTAGTGGATTGCCCACACTTTGAACGCAATGTCTAATCTGCAAAAAAATGCAGTAAGGCAACAACAACAACAATGCCAATAATTGCGCCTATGAACAGAACGGCAATGGTGATAATTACTTCTTCCATCGGTCGCATATCTCCTGTACGTTTTTGGTTTTTTTAGGTTTTTGACATAACTTACTGATTGACTTTTCTTTTGACTTGCGCTGCATTTGGTAGATATTAAGGGGCGCTGGCGGCAATAGGTTATAACCGCCAACGCCTATCATTGACAAGCACAAAATAACGCGGCTAATCAAATGTTCTTCTCCTTGGCATAGCCGTTCTTTTGCTTTAGCAAGGCAATTGCTTGTAAAACAGCACTCTGTTGGCCTAAATTTTGGTTGTACAGCAAATCTGTTAACTCATCATTCGTCAACCCTACCCATGTGCGCTGTGCTGGCGCTTGCATTGAGTATTGACACATACACCCTTGCAATATGCTTGAGTGAATCCTCGCTACCTTTCCGCAGTTTGGACAAGTGGTCATGTGTTCTTCTCCTTGAGTTTGGCTTCAATAGTTTTATAAAAGGCAATTTCAAGTTGCCTACCTTGGACTATCTTGTAAGCCTCGCTGTAACATTCTTGAATCTCCTCATCAGTCAACCCTACCCATGTGCGCTGTGGTGGGGTGGTGCGAGTTAGATGCTTCAGCCAATCAGCCTGATGCCACTCATCTTGACCGTTGATACGCAACTTGATGTCAGTCATGTGTGCGTGTCTTGCTCGGTCAACCAAGCGTTGAATTGAATCCACTTGAAGGCTGTTGATTTTTTCATCTGTAATAAGCCACGCCACAGGCTCCTGCTCTTGTGCCAAGGCTTCTTTGGTAAACAATGGAATGCGATCTAGGTTTGCAACAGTAGGTGTATGCCATTTGATCGGCTTTTCAAATTCCAGTGTGCGCTTCTCGACATTGATGTATGCAATTGGTTTTTGTGTCATTTTTGTAATTTCCTAAGATAAACAGAAATGCTTGCTAACGTATCTTTTCCAAAAGCCTTAACAAAATCATTTTCAATTTTGGATGCAGCTAATTCCAGTGCATCATTCCACCCAATCAAATATGCTGTATCAGCACTTTGTTGCAAATACATCATTTGTTTTTCAATATTTGCAGCTTCAATCTGGCGCTTGCGAATCATATTAATTCCCTCTGCATTGGCGTGATCTTCCATTCGCGTTCCATGCGCCCTGATTTAGATTTGACCACTTTACCTGTCAAACAAATTTCGCCATCGCGTTCCAATTCGTGCAACCGTCTGGCGACTTGCATGGATTCCAGCCCTGTGTGGGCAGCAATGCCATCTTTGCCCAGTGCGCCATGTTTGGTCAAGCAATCCACAATGATTTGGGCATGGCGGCTGGCAAGGTCTTTTGCAGACCCTGCTGCCTGCCAACTGGTCAAAGGGTCGGTGTTTCTGACTCTTGGATGCAGCATGGGTATTCCTTAAAAAGGTATGTCATCAGGCATATCTGCAATACCCATCTTGCGTGGCTTTTCTGCACGATCTTCTAATTCATAGCAATTTGCCCAGCCCGTCCAGCCACCGTCCACCAAAGGGATTGTGTCCAGCTTGATTTTTAAGTTTTCACCATCTTCAAACAAACTGCCAATGGTCTGGTAGCGTTTCTTTTCTTGACCGTCTTTGTTGGTGTAAGTGCCAGTAATGACAACAATGTTTTTAATCTTTTTCATTTCAATCCTTTAGTTTGTTAAGTTGGGTAATTTTGTATTCAACATCAAATAAGAAATTCAAAACTTCTTTTTCAAGGCTGGCTACATAGAGTGGGTCAAATTCAACCCGTTTGATGAACAATTGCAAGCCCTCTGCCATTCTGGGGTCAAAACTTACAAAGTCGCACCAATGTCGTTCAGTGCAAGCCATTTGCCATTGCATCTGCGTGTTGTATTTTTCAGGCACTTTTTGATCCAGCAATGTACTGATGTGGGTGGCGGTGTTGGGGCATTTGATTTCCACCAATCCAAACAACCCTACAAGCCCATCAGGGGACGCACCAGCTTCTGAAATGTTGGGATGCAACACAAACCCTACTTCTTCAACTAAAACGTCTTTAGCGGACTCATAGGCGGCACGGGCAAAAGGTTCTTGTTCAGTACCCCAAGCCATTGCCGCATTGCTGTATGACTCTGCGGGTTTGCCTGTCATGCGTTCACACACAATCTGGGCAAGATAGTTTTCTCTGCTAGTGCTGTAACCTGTTTTGGTCTTGGCAATAATGTCTGCCACCCTGCTGGCGGTGACTTTGCCGCACCGCGCAGCAAACCAATCTTCTGAACGTTGTTCCATTATTTAACCTCCAACTGTTTTTTCTTTTCATCTTTTCGCGCAATGACTTTCTTTTGCCAAGCTGGGTCGCCATTGGCTGCGGCATAAGCTGCTTTGTAGGTCTTCTGAAGTTCTTCTAGCGTGCTGGTTTCGTCCATTGCTGCCATTAGGTCAGCCACTTGGTTTTCGTTGACCGTGGATTTGATTTCGGTCTTGCGGCTGGCGGCTACACCGTCATCATCTTCTGGCGCGAGACCAGTGGCGGCTAACAAACTATATCTCCGCGCATAGGTCAAAGCACTACCAAAACCCATTGCATCCATTTTTGTGGCAGGCACATGAAGCATTCCACATTCCATAACTTCACCTGATTCATGGATCAGCATGGTTTCCACCATTACGCCATCTTTGCATTCATAGGTGCGTTGCATTAAGCCTATGCCATTGTCATTTAAAGCCCCAATAACAGCTTCAATGCAATTGGCAAGGTCAGCGTACTTAGATTTGAAATGAGGGTTTGTAGACGTTTTTAAGGCTGGCCCAAACTGGCGTTGTGCTTTGACAAACGCTGCGGCAATTTTGTTTCCAATTGGTGTTTCCATAATTTCTCCTTAGTATGCGTAACGTGGGCCACAAGTCACTTCCACAACGGTTTCCACCGTGTAGCCATTGATCTTGCGTTTGGCGTAAATAGGGATAGCACGAAGCCCTGAAGACTCGCATTGCTTAACCCCGTCAATAACTTCATTGCGACCCATTGGCTGGATTTGTTTATCCATCACCAGTTCCTGTGTGGTGTTGGCTACCACTACGGGTGGTTCAGAACGAATGGTGGTAACAGGTGCTGGGGGCTGGCTGGCGCAACCCACCAAGGCCAAAAGTAGAAGTGCGTATTTCATTTCAATTCCTTAAAAAGTTTTGTTGAGATAACCATTAATTGCTTGCGCCACACGCTGGCGGCTTGGTGGCGTATAGCCTGCCAACTCTTTGACTTCTTGTTCAATCCATTGAAAGTGCATTTTGGGTAGGTCATAGGTAATGTCGATGCCATCCTTGCTGACAAAAATGTCAAAGAATCCATCGCATTCCCAATCGTCACCCTCGCACCATGTCCATTCGACATGGACTTCATCCCAAATTAGGTAGGTGGTGAATTCGCCGTTGTCGCCATTGTTCAGCATGATGCCCTCCAAACAAAAACGTCAAGGGCAACCACCACGATGGCAGCTATGGATACCAAGTAAAGGGCGACTTGCGCCCAGTCAGTTGGTTTTTTGTAGGTTTCAATGTCAAACATGGTTGTTCCTTTAGGGGCTTGCGCCCCATTTAATTTAAGTGGGTTGACCTTTAAACATACGCACTGCAAGCGCTTGATGCCCAACGTGTGAAAAGCTGGCGCGGATGTAATCCCATGCTTGCTGTTGAGGAATTGCTAAGAGTTCGGTTATTACAGGCTGAATTGCATTTTCAATCTCAGCTTTTGATGCCATAAATGGGGCTGCTGCTGCGTGTGCTGATTGTGCTGCTGCTTCAATACGTTGTGCGAATGTCATTTTGTTTCCTAAAAGACCCTATGCGTTGTGCTGGGGCATGGGTGTATTATTAAGCCAACTTAACATCATGTCAACAGTTAAGACAGATTATTTTCTAAGGATTTACCCTAATGTTGCTTTTCTGTTAATCCAGCTTACAATTAAGCTATGACTAAACAAGAACTTATCAAACTAGCAGGGTCACAGAGTGAGCTTGCCAAGATTTTGGGCATTTCCAAGCCAGCAATTTGCCAATGGAAAAATGTGCCTGAACTACGCCTGCGCCAGTTGAAAGACTTGCGCCCTGAATGGTTTTTACAGGAGAAAACATGAAAAAAGCACTTTTAGCAGTTTGGTTTGCGGCATCCACCACAATGGTTTGGGCAGCTTGTTCGACTCATTCATATTATTCAAATGGTCGTTATGTGACTTGCCAGACCTGTTGTTTTGGAAACAATTGCAGCACTAACTGTTATTGATGTAACATTGTTTGAGACACGGCTAGGCGGGGGGTAGCTATCCCGCCGAAAAGAGAACAGACCCCTCCTGCCGAGGTTTCTTTTTCAGGGTCTTGTTGAGGTCTGAAAATGCATTATTACCAATTCAATATTGGCGACTACCGAGCCGCCACTGCACATTTATCCAACGAAGAAGATTTGGCCTACCGCCGACTTTTGGATATGTATTACGACACTGAAAACCAAATCCCATTGGATACCCAGTGGGTTGCCAAGCGCTTGCGTCTGGATACCGAGGTGGTCAAATCTGTTTTGCAAGATATGTTCAAGCTAACTGAAGTGGGTTGGCATCATGGTCGATGTGAAACAGTTATTGACCAATATCACGCAATGGCTGAGAAAAATAGGGTAAATGGTCGGCTTGGTGGGCGCAAAAAGAACCCAGTGGCTTCCGACTCGCAACCCATCGCTAAGGCAACTATAAACGATAAACCAATAACGATAAACCATAAACCAATAAAAGAAAAAGCCACTGTCGTGGCTACGCCTGTCGGCGTTTCCCAATCTGTTTGGGATGACTTCAAAATCCTGCGGAAAGCTAAGAAAGCACCAATTACCCAACGTGCCATTGATGGACTTATTGCTGAAGCAAACAAAGCTGGCTGGACATTGGAACAGGCATTGACTGAATGCTGTGTGCGCGGCTGGCAGGCATTTAAAGCTGAATGGGTTGCTGACAAACCGAAGCTGGTTAACAGGTTTGATGTTGTGACCACCACAGTGCCATCCAAACAAGAACGTGACCCGGCGCTGGTCAAAATAGATGAAGATAGCAAAAAGGCAGTCCCACCTAGTAATGAGGTTTTGCAAAAATTAAAACTATTGAGAGGGAGACAATGAATGAGCTGGCTTTATTCGCAGGCGCTGGTGGAGGAATACTTGCCGCAAAACTGCTTGGATGGCGAACAGTCTGTGCAGTCGAATGGAAAGCTTATCCAGCAAGCGTATTGTGCGCCCGACAAAATGACGGTCTTCTCCCGCCTTTCCCGATTTGGGATGACATACAAACCTTTGACGGAAACCCGTGGCGAGGAATTGTTGACGTTGTTTCGGGGGGCTTTCCATGCACAGACATTTCAATCGCAGGCCGAGGCGCAGGACTTGACGGAGAAAGTTCCTCAATGTGGTATCACATGGCGCGGGTGGTTAGCGAAGTTCGACCACGATTCGTATTTGTGGAAAACAGCCCAATGCTCATTCATAGAGGAATCGGGCGAGTGCTTGGAGACCTTTCCTGTCTCGGGTATGACTCGCGATGGACTGTTATGGGCGCATACGACGTTGGGGCGACGCACCAAAGGGACAGAACGTGGATTGTGGCGAACTCCCGACACTGGGGGGGGGGGGACATCTGGACTCCTCAAACAGGGCCAGAATCATCGAAAGAACGGTCAACCCATCCAAATCAGATTGGTGGATCAAGTGAACAATCCAAGACTTTGGCCCACACCGGTTTCTCG